AATACTCTTGGCGCGTACGCACTTGCAGCAGGTTACCCACGCCTTGAACGTAGGCAGGCAGACGGCTTGAATAGAACAGGTAAGTACCGGCAGGCAGGTTTGGGTGAACCACGATGTTCAGTTCGTCGCCTGTGATTTTGTTCAGGTACGAACCGACAACGACACCAGCCTTAATGTTTGCAGTGTTGTTTACGTCCACATTCAGCTTAATCAGCGGTGCGCCGCCGTTGCCGATAATCAGCTTGGTCAAAGAGGCCAAATCGCGTGCGTTGACGTAGATTGTGTCAGGGGACAAGCGATATTTAGAGTAGAAGTTCGCAAACGCTTCTTCAAATTCATACACACCACCTGCGCCGTCTGAGGTCAAGCCGCTGCCTTTATTATCCGCCCAATATGCGCCGGAATCAGGCAGGGCAATTTGGGTCAACAGGCCGTCAAATTCCAAGATGGAAGTAGAATTGTCTTCAGACGGCAAAGAAGCGGCGGTTTGAGTGCCTTCAGCGTCAGCCAAAATATCCACTTTGGCAGAAGTAGTGACCGCACCCAGTTTTTCAGAACCGGCAGCGCCCCAGAACCAAGCGTAGGCAACCGCGCCACGAACGGCAGGAACCATAGCAGTTACTTTCTTGCCTGTCGCAATACCTGAAACGGAAGCAGCGGCAGATTTTTGAGCAGAACCACCGCCGAATGTATCGGTAGAACCGTCCGCGTTTTGGCGTGTGATTTTGGTCGGTACTTGGGCAGTTTTGATGTTCAGGCTTTGGCCGATTGCGCCATTGTTTGCGCCTGCTACGTCCCAATATGCTTGCAATCCCAAGGCCACGCAGATGATGGATAAGGTGCTACCGCTGATTTTACCCATCGCGTCAGTCGAAACGGCAGCGGTCGGGGTAGGCGTAACGCCTGATTTCAGGCTGGTGTTACCGCCCAGCAAAATCATTTCTTCGGCAATCATGGTCGCTTGCAAGGTTTGGGCAACCGCCAACGCTTTCACGTCCTCGAAGCCACGAGCGGCGTAATCTGCCTCAAAGGACACTTGGTTTTCCAAGCCGATAGCGCGGAATTGGGCGTTACGCTCTACCATTTCGTGATTGATAACGCCACCGCGTTTACCTTCGCTGATACCGGCGCGTTGATTACCGACATTGATGTTGGTAATGGCTTTCCAGTTTGAGCCAATGGTGCGGCCACCGCCCACGCGTGGGATACGGTTACGCAACGGGGTCAATACCGGATAGAGTTTTTGAGACGGCGCGGACAGGTCGTAGGTTTGCAAACCAGTAGTAAAACTGGTCGGCTGAGTATAACCTTTGTTCAACGGCTCGCCGTTTGCTTGTGCTGACTTCATCAGCTCGATTGTTTCTTGTGTAAGTTGATTCACGTTCATTTATCGCTCCTGATAATAAAAAAACCGCCTGTAAGCGGTGTTACAGACGGCCTGTTTGTTTTGCTTTAATGAGTGTCGCCACGTCATCAAGCGAACCGTCATTCTTTACAATCGGCTCAAAACCGTTCAGCGGGTCTTCGCCGTTGTCTTCTGCTTTGCTGATAGCTTTAGTGCTACCTTTCGGCGGCGCTGCCTGTTTCTTCAGGCTTTCGATTTCCGCCTGTGCTTTGGCAAGGGCGTCATTCGATTTCTTCAGCGCGTCTTGCGCTTTTGCCAGTTCGTCCGCCGATTCGGCTTTGGCAAGGTCGTCTGATTTGTCGGCTTTAGCTGCCAAACCATCGACCAGCTTGTCGGCTTCGCTTGCCGTCAAGGCTTTCAGCGATTCGGCGAGGCTGCCTGCTGATTCTTTGATTTGCGCGATAACGGCTTCATCGATATTGCCGTAAACAGCGTCCTCAATCAGCCACTTCAGCGACATCAGCACATCGGCTAACGATTTGACTTGCCACATCGATTTAGTGACAGGCTCGTCTTTTGGCTTCTCTGCCTTTGCCAAGACTGCTTTCAAGATGGCGATTTCAGCTTCAGACAAATCAACGCTTGCCGATTTCTCGGTCTCGTCTTTCTTGTCGTCTTCTTTGTCGTCCTTGTCGTCTTTATCTTCGGCTTCAGGCTTTTTATCGCCGTCTTTAGGTTTATCGTCTTCCGCTTCGGCTGATTTATCAGACGGCTTGTCGTCTTTATCCGCTGCCTCTTCCTCGTCTTTAGGCTTGTCCGCCTTAAAGCAGGTAAACACCGCATCGGGATTAGCAGGGCGGTCAACAAGGCTGATTTCTGTCAGCTTTAAGCCCGTGATTTGCGACTTGTTCAACTCGTCGCGGGCGGTAACACTGCCGCCGATTGAAAAGCCTTTGTAAACGCCTGTTTTGACTTTCGTCACAGCAACAGGGTCAACGATGTGAGCACCAAAGAAAGTGCGCCCATCGTCTTCTACATTAATCTCAATAGCCGTTCCCGCCGCGTTTGAGCCGTGCATTTCACGCACCGCGCCAAACTTCATGTAATCGGGAATGGCCGCTTTCATTGCTTCAGCCGCAATGATTTCGCCGTCCGAATCGACCGCTTCACTTGAGGCGTAACCCCAAACTTTGACAGTGCCGTCGTCCTGCGCCTCCATCTTGGCAATTTCTGCGTATAACTTCGCCATTCGTTGCTCCAAAAAAAGCCGCCCCACGAAGAGGCGGCAAACACACTCACTTTACCCAAAGGAATCAAGATTTAGGCATATCCTCTGCCAAAACAGGGATAACCGTACATCTGCAATTCGGGTGTCCCGGAATCGTCAGTGAACCATGCGCAAAATTCTCATGTAGCCCAATAACGCCCATATCCCCATTGGTATTGCAAACCTCTGACACTTTATCGTCTTCAGCGGTCAGCCACTGTTTACCGGCAACAAGTCCGGTCTCTTCCCAGCCTATCAGGTTGCCCATGCCGTCCGCCATCGCCGTCTCAGTTCTGGCAATAGTTCGGGCGCGGGCATTGCTGAAAGCGTGAGATTCTTTCAGACGGCCTGCTAATTCCTGCACACTGTCGCCGTTTCGCATAGCCTCGACCACTTGGCCGCGTATCATTTCGCGCGTTCCCTCTGTGATTTGCCATTCAGCGGCAGGATTTTGGATAAGCTCGCCGCCTACCCATTTCATACCAACCATTTCGGCGGCGCGGTCATGCGCCCACTTGACGGCACGGCTGCGAATATTCGTAACCATACCGACAGCAGGGTCAGGCATTACCTGCAACAAGGCGGCAACCGCCCCATCTTCCGCCGCTCGCCTGATTATCGGCTCAACCACATCGGACAAGCCCGACCACTCGCCAAAGTCCAAACCGTCGGTAATGATTTTCGCTACCCGATTCAGTTCGGCGGTCAGGTCATCGGCCTGCCAGTCAACAGCCGCCCCGGCAATCAGCGCGGCAATCTGCTCAGCCAAGCCGTCAATGCGTGTCAGCAAATAAGCCTCAATAAGCGCGGCGGCCTCGTCTTCGCTCATCGGGCTTTCCGACTTTCCCAGCTTTTCAGCCTCTTGATTCGGCTGTTCTTCAGGCTGTTGGTCGTCTTGCTTGTTTGGCTGTTCTTGCTCCGGCAATGGCTCCTTGCCCAGTTCGGCGCGGATTTCATCAGCGGTCAAAATGCCTGCGTTTTTGTAGATAGCGTAGATTTCAGCCTGCTCTTTCGGATTGAGTGATTCTTCCTCTTTCCAAACAAACTCATAGGACGCCATATCCATATAACGGGCAAGCACATCATCAATCAGGGCTTTTACCCAGTTCTTCAGACTACTCATGCCGTCTGAAAGCGATTGCTCTCGGCTCGTCTCTGCTACGCTGCGATTTACCTGTGCCACGAACGGCGTAGGCTCGACACTAAACGCAAAGCAGACAACACGCGCCAACCATTCGTCGTAAACGTCTTTCAGCGGCGGCTGCTTCGTCTCTTTAAAGTTTCTAGCCAACTCGCCAGGTACGAAACGCATTTTGCGCCGCTCCGCTGTCTCGCCCGATAACAACAAATCCCAGTATTCTTGGAATCGTTTAATATCGTCGGCCGACCACGTTTCAGGCACACCGACCAAAGCGTCAGGTACACTGCCTGCCGTGTAGTATTCCAGCGCGTGAAGCTGCCGTTTTAAGGCAATATTCACGGTCATAATGATTTGCTCAACAGGCGAATAGCCATAGACTTTATAGCTTCGATTATTCCGTGAGCGGTAAATCAATTCATCCGCCGTATAGTCAACCGCCGCCATGCCGTGCAAGATTTGCTGATAAGCTGTATCAGGCGGCAATGGCAGACGGCCTGTATTGTCCAACACGCGCTTAATCGTCGCGCCGTCTATCACTTCAAGGGCGTACAAGTCGCCGCCCAGCGTTTTGCGCGGATAGATGCACGGCGCATCAATAACAAACAGGTCTTCCAATAAGATACGCAACCAATCCGCCCAAGTGTGTTCTTTATCGGGCGATTGGAAGAACGCAATGGCTTCGTCGACCTTTCGGTCTTTGCGCTGCGATTCATTGTTTGCCGTTGATTCAACGTCGCGCTTTTGGATTGTCCATTTCAGGCACTCCATTTGGTCTTTGCGTGTCTCAATAACCAACCGCAACACATCATAGTTATCGGCAAGGGCGCGTAATTGTGTGAAGCCTATTGCCTCACGTTCGCGCGGCTTGGAATGACCTACGTTGTAGAACGGCTCATAATCGAACCGCCGACCCTCTGCCTGTTGTGCGACAGGGGCTAAAGGCTCGCCCGCGTCAAACCACCCGTCCGCGTTGCCGGTAAAGGCGTAACGGACACCAGCGGCCACACGGGAAATAAATCCTTGTGATAATGGTGTCTTTTTACTCATTTATTTGCCTCAACCTGCGAGCGCAGGTAATCAATCATGCCAGTTCGGGTGTCTAGTAGCTCGCCAAACGCGCGGCTCAAGCAGTCGATTTGGTCGTCATGCTGACCGTTCGGAAACATCCGCATTTCTGAAATCAGCGCGTCTGTGTCCCATGTGCCGTCATCCAATAACATCACATTACCGATGTTGACTTGAGCGGCGAACGGCTCGGCTCGTGTTACCTTGTCGCCCGATTCAGGGCTGGCAGATACAGAAAAGCCCGCCAGTTGACGGGTTAGGTATAAGGTTTGCGATTTGCCAGCTTGCCCAGGGTCTTGCGGAATGGATATTTTTGTTTTCACGCCGTCTTTTTGCGCCGTGTTTTTCAAAATTCTATCTCGTTCGTCTGCTCCATACTGACCGCGCACAATGTTAGCGATGATGTACCGGCCATCTTCTGTTACGCCAAGCCTACCGCCTGCTGTATAGTCGCCATCGTTCGCAGTGGAAGCCAAGTCCCACGCACGAACCCATCGGATATTACCGGCAGGCAACGCCTTAACAAATTGGATATTGTCAGGCTTAAACGTACCACCATCAGGCGGCGCAGGTTTTTGCAAATACTGCCCGGCAAACACATACGGCGCAGCTTGTTCCATACGGCGCAATGTTTCAATATCGTGCTTTTCAGGCCATAACGCCGTGCCGTCATCTTGGATAGCTGGCAAGCACAAATGCTCCCACTCTTCGCCGTTGCCGCCATCAAGTAGCCAGCCTGCAATGTCTTTCTCATGCAACCTCTGCATAATCACGACAATGGGCGTGTCAATGCTGTTTTTTCGAGATTCCAGCGTATTTTGAAACCAGTCAATAACGTTCTGCCGTCTGACCTCGCTTCGGGCTTCGTCAGCCTTATGGAGGTCGTCCAAAATTAGCGCGCCTCCAAAGCCCTCCCTGTGCTTACCAGCACCAAAGCCTGTAATCGTACCGCCTGTACCTGTTGCATACATCACACCGCCGGCAGTCGTTTTCCAGTGATGGCTACTCTCGCTTGCAAGCTCCACGCCGGGGAATATAGCCCGATACTCTTCGTGCTGTAACAGGTTTCTGATTTGCACTGAGTTATTGACGGCCAGTGTCGCCGAATAGCTCGCATGGATAAACTCGCTATCAGGCACGCGCCCCATCGCCCATGCGATAAAATTCACAACCGCAATTTCCGTTTTCGAATAGCGCGGCGGAATGTTGATAATCAGGCGCTTTGTCTCGCCGTTGAAAACACGCTCAAGCGCGTTACAGATTAGGGCATGGTGCCGCGCCTGCGTCCACTGGTAGCCTCGCCGTTCGCGGAACATCCACCGTGTGAACATGTACAGATTGATTGAGCTTAAATCCCGAATAACAGAGATTTCAGTCTCATTAAATTGCTCTAGTGCCATTTTATTTTAAATTCCTTTGGAAAATTGCATAAAAATGGCAATATAGCCTCCCATAGGATTAGCATTTTATGCTAAACCTTTTTCAAAACATCTTCGGCAATCTTGCGAAACTCTTCAGCATTTAAGCGTACAGACGGTGTCATGCTGCCATCGCTCGATTTAACATCAATTTCTTGCTTATTGCCGTATTTCTTCGGTGCAATCTTGGAAGCCGCCCACTTTCTGGCATCTATCTGCAATTTAGCCTTTGAAACTGCCGCACTCTCTGCTTCTGCACTGTCAGCAATCTCGATAATTTCTTCTGCGAAATAGTCCGCCTGCTTGTCTCTCGCGCGCGCGTATTGGTGGCGAAACTCTTCGTTAGCTTCCAACCAACGGTAAATAGTTTTCATTGGTGGCACACCATCTTCGGCGCATATCGAACGTAGGCTCCTGCCATTTGCGATTTTCTCGCATATCTTATCGGCCATGTCTTTTGTGTAATCTGTCGGACGGCCTGTTTTGCGTTTTGTGTCGCTCATAAACCCTCCTTAAAAAAAGAAACCGTCTAACTCCGACCCATCTCAGAATTAGACGGCAAAACACACTTCACAGGAAAAATGGAACGCCCTACACCAGCAAGGCATAGGGCGAAGTGCAAGAACCGCTTTATAGTCTGTCTTGGCATGACAACCATTCAGGTCGGGCAAACGCGTCTCACTTGCACCGCGTTTTGTTATCTCTATGCCTGAATCACAGGCTATCTTGAAATGCAAAAAACCGCCCTATAAAGGCGGTTTATATAGCTATTTCCAAACTATAGCATAATTGTACATAAAAGGTAACATCATGTCAACAGATTAGAACAATTTCATATTAGAAATTTTTTCAGTTTCAACGCCATAGCTAATTTGGTCGCCACGCACAACAAAGGCGTAGTCTTTAAAGCCTGTATATCCGCCATGCTGATTTTTCGCATTAATACGCGCATTGAAGATATGGCCAAAGTAAAACATACGCGTCATGCAATTACCCATTGACGGGTCAATTTTCGTACAAACCGCAATCCAACCTTTACGCGCTGGTGTTGTATCAACGCTGCGAATATTCATAGAATCAGGGTCAACAAGGTTATCAACCGCCCATTCTTTTACAGCTTTCTCAAACTGGCTTGGCGGCATTGGGTTAGGATAGGTCGCAGCGGCTAATTGTTGTTGACTTGGCTCAATCGCCGCCGCACAAGCAGTCAGCAATCCTGCGACAATAGCAGTCAGTAACAGTTTCTTCATGTTGTTTTCCTTTTTGTGATAAAGAGTGTTATTAAATTATGCCACAGTGTTTAAATTCGTCATAGAGTTTTATTTGAATGGACTCTTCCAATTTGGCAATTTGTTTACTTACTTTTTTCGAGTGTCGCCATAATGTCATTTTATTGATATCGTACTTGTCCATGATCTCCACCTGCTTCGGGACTTCCCTCAAGATATTCGATACCAGCGCATCACATATCAGCAGGTTCACGCCGTTGTTTTGTTTTTCGATATAGGCGGTAATATCCACAATTCCGCTCAAGTCCTCGCTGTATTTACACTCCACCACTGCAAGCTCGTATCGGTTTAACACGCGCTCAATTCGGCTGATAATCATCGCGGCGTTTGCGTGGGTTTCTGCTTGCGTTAAATCCCCACCGCCGCCAGTAACGCCTTTACTCTCGCACCAAGCGCAAACAGAAGCCGTGTTGTTCAACGGCTCCATTCTCACGCCCCTGATTTTATAAACATCCGCCAAAACCTGCTCAACCGTGTGATACATTTCCGCCCCTTAAAATTCCCAAATTAACCCGAAGTTTCCTGCCGCCCACGCCTGCAAGCGGTTCTGATAGTCTGTCATCTCTGCCGTGTTTAGCGTTGTCGTACTTATCGGCGTTTTAACCTCCGTGCCGTCCGGCATGGCCTTTAACTCATAGCCTAGAAACATTCCCTTGCAATACTCGTGCCACGTTTCCGCGCTGTATCTCCTGCCGTTGACCCACGCCTTATCTGCTAATTCGCCGTAAATTTTCCATAACCGCCTATTCTGCTCTATGCTCCGTTTTGAGTTATACGGCCTGATACATACTTCAAGCTCTGCATTAGCCTCTAACCACTCCCCTAGATTGTTGTAGATGGTCGTCATCAATGGCCGCTTATTGTCTTTCGTCAGCCTATACGCTACGCTTTGCATTTAACGATTCCCTTGTCTATCAGCTTTAAAAGCGTTCTGAACTGCGACCGGCGCATATAAAACTCTTTATCTTCCTTGCTCAACTTGATATGCGACCGGCCGTCTATCACGTCATGGCAAGCACTACACCCAAAGCCTGCCGATAAATCGTTACTCTTCAGCCCCATGCCGTGCGTTTCGCTTGGAAAATGGCATAAAACCACTGTTTCAGGGTTGTAATTGCACACCCCTGCGATATTGAGTGTGCAATCTTCCCCTTTGGCCGCTTTTCTGATCGCGCTCACTTACGCTTCCTCTTCGCGCGGTTTTTAAGTGTTGACTTACTCCTGCTTCGGAGATTTAAAAGCCAGTCAATATTTCGATACGACAACGCCAATAACCTCAATTCGTCTCTAGTCATTTATAAAACTCCTTAAGGTTTCAGCGCGAATGAAAGCATAAGGAAAGCCCAAATCACGGAAAAAACAACAAAAATAAACAGTTGCATCGTATGAATTTCTACTACTTTCCTGTCCCCCTTTTGAAAAATTAACGTTTTTTTAAATCAAGCACAGACAGAACTTTACTTACGAAATAACCCGCATAAAGAAAAACTAATGCTGAAAAAAAAGCGAAAAATTTAATCACCATAAAACTCCACTAATACCGAACCACCTTTTACCGGCGGTGCACGGTCTAAAATTACAGGACAAAACTCAACATCATCACACCCAATCGCTAAAGCAATACCATCCAAAGAAGCTTTCATGCTTGCCAACATGTTGTCTATATCGCGCCGTCTTTTGTCTGGCGGGGAAAACAGCAATCGGATTTTCCTTTGCTGAATCCCCTTTAGTCCTGACTGCGTTGCTATCTCGTACGCCTCGCTTTTGGTCTTTTTAAAAATCTTCGCTTTAACGTGCCTATTGGCTTTCCTATTTGGATTCAATAGGCTACTAGGGTATGGAAGCAATACAGATTTCAATACGGCCAATGCCCACCCCAATCGTCATCTTGGTTGCGTACTTTCTTGGCCATATACTCGACAAAACTAATCGCCAACACTACAAGCAACACACAAATCAAAAATACCGAGAATTTCATAAATAGCTCCATTCCATGCCGAATTGTTTATAAATGCTTTCCGCTACGCCGATAGGCCAGTTTTTCGGGTCTAATTGCGGGCAAGCCTCGTTTGCAAGCTCTGCCGAAATACTCATGCTTACCGCGCCGCGCTTGGCTGAGAACAGCCGTTCTTCGTCTGCGTCTGTAAACTCTTTCGGTTGACGGCGTGTGCCTGGCAATTTTGCTTTTTTGACCGCGTAGTATTTCGCGTGATATTCAGCTTGACACTTCCGGCAAGTGCCGGTGTATTGCTGAATCCCCTGTTTGTTGAAACCTTTTTTATAAAACTCGCTGATTGGCTTCCTTTCTTCACATTTTGAGCATTTGCGCGTTTCCATTTCCCCTACTCCTTTCTCGTTGTCCAAATTCATCAATCGGCGGCATATCTACCAAAATCGTGATTCCGATAAGTGCTGCGATTGCCCCAAGCCCAATAAGAAACATCGTCATCATTTGCGGCCTCGCTTGAATTTATTGCGTTTCAGTAATTCCAATTCCCATTTCAGCCGTGCAATCTCGCTTCGTAGCGCGGAATCGGGTTTGTTTCGTAAAACGTCCAGTAATTGCACTTTCGTCTCACTCAGTTCTTTGTCTTTTCGCTCCAATTCGTCTTGAAGCTCTGAAACCTTGATTCCAAGTGCCGTGCCTTTTGCCATCAAGCCGTTTGAAACTTTGCGCTCTTCGTTCAGCTTATCGATAAGCTCTGAAATGCGCTCACTCATTTCTTTGCCGGCTTCTTCCATTTCGGCTTTTTCTTTCAGGCCGTCTGAAATTCTCTGACTGTAATCATCAGCCATGCCTTTCAAGCTATTAGCGGCCTGAATAACTTCTTCGTGGTCTTTCTTACTCACGCCGCCCAATTTCTCGATTAACCAGTTTTTCATTTTCCGTTTTCCTTTCCGTATTTCTTCTCAATCAGTCTTTCCACGCGGGTAATTGCCATGCTCAGTGCTTCGTAGCTTTGCGTGTATGCTGCGAATAACACGCCGTCCAGTGCGTTCAGGTGTGCATACTCAAAGCCGCAACATTCCGCCTTATCTGCCATCAGGTCATACTCCGATGGGGTCATATTCAGCATTACCGGCCTGTTACCGATTTGGTCTCGCAAATACCATAAAGCCTTTTCTAAATCCTCTTTGCCGTTCTTATGCTCAAATCGCCAAATGTATTTGAAAGCGTTGCCAAGATTGAAATTCAGCAGTCTTGTGAACTCGATACATTCATGCTTTCGTGTTTTGTAGTGATTGGGGTTGATGTTGTCTTTCATTCATCATTTCCTTTTGTTGCGCCATTCTTCAAATTTCTCGCGCCGTTTTTCCATCGTGTCGGCTGTTGCCGGGTTAAATTCGCCTTTGTCGCATTTGTAGCCGCCAAAGTAGTAGCTCGATTTATCCTCAGCCGTCTTTGCTTTGGTACATCTTGCAAATCCGCGCATCGTGCCGTTTGCTTCGGCTTTAAAATCTGCGTGTAGGCAGTAGAAGCAGGTTTCACGCACGGTAACTATCCCAGTCAAACGGTATCAACTTACCGCCGCCATCTCTCAAGCGGTCTCTGATACGGGCATCAACGTTTTCGCGGAAATCTTTAGCCGATAAGTTAGTCAACACCAGCGTTGGCATAAGCCGCTCATATCGACCGTTGATCACCGAAAACAAAATCCGACCATCCGTTTCAGACAGGTTGCCCGCGCCAAATTCATCAAGCACCAGCAATTCAGGTTTTACAAAAGTTCCAACAGCCTCTTTCTCGCTTCCGCCGTTGAAACTGTCTTTTACGGTCTGCAACATATCGCCGACAGTAATTACCACTGCACTGCGCCCCGATTCGATAACCTTGTGAGCAATGCCACAGGCCAAATGATTTTTCCCAGTGCCACGCTTACCTGAAAAAATCATGTTCCGCCCGGTCTGCAAAACATCATCGAAGTTTTCCGCATAGTCGGCGGCGGCAGATTTTGCCCTTGCCATTCCGACCACGCTTTCATCGACCTTGAAATTTTCAATTCGGCAGTTTTTAAACCGTTCCGCAATGCCTGATCGCCCAATGCGTTTTGACATTTCGTCGCGTTTTGCTTCACGGCGCAGCGTTTCCGCGTATGCCGCCATCTCATCTGCCGCTTTCAGCTTTTGGCAAACAGGGCAGCCAGTCCACACGCCGCGAAAAATGCTTTTTGACGTGTATTCGCCATGCTCGGCGCATTGCCGTTGTTCGGGTTTTGCGCCGCCGTAGCTTTTCAAAAAATCAGATGCGCTTTTCAAAGCCATATCCACCCCCTTAGAAATCTGTTGTCGGCTGATCACCGTATTCTTTGCCGTCAAGTACATCAGCCGTCATGTTGTGGGTTAAGCCACCATTTCCGCCTGACTGTTTGCCAAAGGTTTTATTCCTGACCCACTCAGCGCGGAAACTTCCCCAGCCGTTGCCAATGGAAAACACAACTGCCTGAAATGCCGTCATGCCAACTTTTTGAGCTTCGCTTGCAATCAGGCGCATAGCCGTTTCTGTCAGCGGCTGCCGTTTTGCTTTGCGGATTGTCAAAAAATCCTCAGCGATTTGCCCGTCAATTCCATGCTCTGCCAACAGTGCCAAATCGGCTTCGTGCTTGGTCGGTTTTTTCGCTGTTTTTTCGTGCGCTGTATTAATATCTACGTTAGTAGATATTTGTTTTTTGTATTTTGTATTTATGTGACCCCCCTTTTTTGGGGGTGGTCCTACCCCCATTTTCGGGGGTGGTGTTACCCCTTT